TAGGAATTGGTTTAAGTAAAGCCGAACTAGCCACAATGGATATGGCACAAATAACTGACTTCTTATCTAAAAAGTTTGATGGTCAGGCAAGTTTAGCCGCCGAATCTTACGCTGGCAAAATAGCGATACTAAATGCTAAAGTTGAAGACGCAAAAGAATTAATTGGTAAATCTTTAGTTGATGCGCTTGATTCGGCATTTGGCGACCCTCAAAAATTTGGTTCAGGAATCGACTCACTTAGTGCTGGAATTTCAAAGTTAATAGATGGTACTGCAAGGCTTATTAAGTTTACCAAGATTGGACTTAGCAATCTTACATTGCCAACAGATAGTCCAATTTTTCAATACAAATTAAACTTTGATAAACCTTTTGACCCAATGAGTATGAAGTTTGATTACACCGCATTGGCAAAGGAAGAAAAGAAATTACAGGCAGACGCAAAGAAAAATTTGGCGTCTCGAAACGCTGCAATTAAAAAAGAACAACAATTATTAAAAGATCAGGCTAAACTAAAGAAGTTCGGTGGATTGTTTGATACTGAGCAAATAGAAATTTTTGCTGCTTTACAAGGCAAAATTACCGAGAATGAGAAGTTAAGATTAAGCCTGCAATTAGCATTGCTTCAAAACAATGCAACTGAAGCAGAAAGATTAGGCAGACAGTTAGCCATTGCACAACTGCAAACTACTGATCTTGCTGCCGCAATTGCCAGCATACCAAAATCTTTAAACCCTTTTGCGGGTTTTGGAACTGAGGTTGACAACTTAATTGCAAAGATTCTTAACATGTACAAGTTGTTGCAGCAACCTTTGACAACTGTTACAACTGCGCCAATTACTTCAAGCGCCTCAACAACGCCATCTTTGGCAGCCGCTAAGGCTCAAATTGAAGCCTCAACAGAAAAGTTAAAAGCCTTCAATGAAAGAATGTTAGAAAAGATTGCAAATACTAACAAGATTCCAGAGACAACGGTTGAGCAAGATATTCGCAATCAACTTGCAAGTTATTTAGCAGCCGATACAGCAATGCGACAAACTTTCCAAGATTTAAACATTAATATCAGTAACGCTGGTAGCGTTATTAGTACTGGTGATTTAGTACAAGATATTAGAAACGCTTTACTTGAAGCAGGCTTATCTGGTTCAGCAACAGTAACCAGCAGAAACGTTGGCGCGTTCCAGTAATGACACTACCGGCAACCTTAGACGTATCATTAAACTTTAGTTCAGGCGCTACCTTTGGTAACGCATTTACTTTGGATGACCCGATTAATGGCGTGTTAGGTACTGGCGTTTTAAGCGATTCAACAACACCTGCGTTGGTAGTTAACTTAACTTCACAAACTCGTCAAATTGATATTAGACGTGGCAGAAACATTAACCGCGACGTGTATGAAGCCGGTACATGCGTTGTCAGAATCTATGACCCTAATTCAGACTTCAATCCTCAAAATACAAGTTCACCCTATTTTGGCAAATTAGACCCATTAAGAAAACTAAGAATATCAGCCGCAGTTGGTGGAACTACATATTATTTATTTAGTGGATATACAACTGATTATATTTATTCTTATGACAAAGCAGAAAATTTGGCTTATGTAGATATCAAAGCAACGGATGCTTTTAGATTATTTAACATGGCTTCGGTTGTTACAGTCACAGGTCAAGCCAGCGGGCAAGATACTGGAACTAGAATAAATAAAATTCTAGATACTGTATCTTTTCCGAATAGCATGCGAAGCGTGGAAACAGGTAACAGTCTAACCGTTGCAGACCCAGCAACTTTAAGAACTTCTTTAAGCGCAATGCAAAACTGTGAGTTCTCCGAGCAAGGCGCTTTATTCATGACGCCTGAAGGAAACATAATTTTTAAAAACAGAAATTCAGTTATATCAAGCGCGGGCAATACTCCCATTGCTTTTAATCAAACAACTGGAATTCCTTACGCTGATTTAAAATTTGCTTTTGATGACAAACTTATTATTAACAATGCAACCATGACACGCGTTGGCGGCACTCCACAAACTCATCAAGACGCAACCAGCATTGCCACTTATTTCCCTCATACCTATAACGTGCCTGACTTAGTTATTGATACTGACGCTAACGCACTAAATATAGCCAAGATTTACGTTGCCACTCGTAGTGATACAACTATCCGCATTGACTCCATGACCTTGGATTTAAATGACCCAGACGTGCCAACAGCAACCGTTCTCGACCTTGATTACTTTGACAATGTTTTAATCACAAACGTTCAGCCAGACAATTCAACAATTGTTAAGAATCTACAAATTCAAGGAGTCACTCACAGCATCACGCCGACCTCTTGGATTAGCACCTATACCACCCTAGAACCGATCGTAGATGGATTTATCGTCGGCGATAGCACGTATGGTGTAATTGGTGAGGATATTTTGTCATATTGACGATATAATTAGACCTATAAAGGAGAAATAAACATGGCAACAGGCTTTCCATTTTCAACAGGCGACGTTCTATCGGCTGCCGCAATGAACGGATTAACCGCATTTACAGTTGGTACAGCGCAAACTGCGGATTACACCCCAGTTCTTGCAGACCAATATCAGGCATTAGTTTTAATGAACAAGGCAACCGCCGTAAACTTTACAATTCCAACTAACGCTTCAGTTGCTTATCCGGTGGGAACTGCCATTACTGTTCTTAATATCGGCGCAGGTGCATGCACAATCAAGGCGGTAACAAGCGGTACAACAACTGTTAACTCAGCCGGTGCAACAGCAGCGCAACCATCTTTATCCCAATACAAATCTGCCGTTTGCATTAAAACTGCAACAGATACTTGGTATGTGGTAGGCGGAATTGCTTAACATAATTGCTGGCACTTTAAGCGTTGGGGTAACTCCAAGCACTAATAGTTACGAATCTATCGCAACCTCAACTGTAGGTTCAGGTGGTACATCAACTATTACCTTTAGTTCAATTCCATCAACTTATGAACATCTACAAATTAGGGCACTTAGTAAAAATGACAGGAGCACCGACACAGAGGCCACTTATGTTTTGAAATTCAATTCAGACTCAACATCTGCAAATTATCGTTCACACAGATTAATTGGTGATGGTTCAAGCGCATCTGCATCGGACATTGGAAATCAATCTGGAATTTATGTTTATGCAAGTTCTACTTCTAATAACTCATTAAACAATATCTTTGGCGCATCTGTTTGGGATATTTTAGATTACAAAAATACCAATAAATATAAAACAGTTAGAGCGTTAGGTGGTAATGATATTAATGGTTCTGGTGGGCGAATTACATTGGCAAGCGGTTTGTGGATGAGTACTGCTGCTGTTAATAACATAACCTTAACGCTAGATGGTGGATTTAATTTTACTCAATACTCATCATTCGCCCTCTACGGAATTAAGGGAGTTTAACAATGGCCGCAGGTAGTACATATACGCCGATAGCGACAACTACGCTTTCAACTTCACAAAATACAGTTACCTTTTCTAGTATTCCTCAAACTTATACTGATTTAGTTTTAGTGATGAATCCTATTTCAGATACTGCTACTAATAGTTTTCCATATTTGAGATTTAATGGCGATTCGGGTAGTAATTATTCAAGAACAATGATAGCGGGCACAGGCAGCGTAGCCGAATCTGATAGGGGTTCTAACGAATCACAAGGCTATTTTATTTATAGTACAGTGGTAGAAACTAATGCTGCGTTCAACGCTATATTAAATATTAATAACTATTCCAATACAACAACAAATAAAACATATTTATCAAGAATTAATGTTGCATCTGGAACTAGACCCAGAGTAGAAGCCTTAGTTGGTTTATGGCGTAGCACCTCTGCTATTAATCAAATTGTTTTATATTGCGGTCCTAACAATTTTGTTTCAGGCTCAACCTTTACACTCTACGGAATAACGGCGGCATAATGGCAAATACATATACTTTAATAGCAAGTTCAACTGTTGGTAGTGGTGGTGCGGCTAACATAGAGTTTACTTCAATACCTGCCACTTATACTGATTTAGTAGTTTATTTATCATCAAGAACTACCGCATCAGATATTTTAGGTGCAGTTATTATGCAATTTAATGACACAACTACATCATATTCAAGTAGAGAGATAGATGGAACTGGCTCAAGCGCAGCAAGTTATTCAAGGAGTACATTAGATAACGGATTGTATTGTGGAAGTAATGGTGGAAACACTGCAACATCAAATACTTTTGGCAATATGTCTATATACATACCAAATTATACAAGTGCAAATTACAAATCAGTAAGTATAGACGCAGTACAAGAAAATAACGCTACTGAAGCACATCAAACATTATTGGCCGGACTATGGTCTAACACATCTGCAATAACTAAAATAAAACTTTATGGATATTCTGGTGTGAACTTTATGCAATACTCAACCGCTTACCTATACGGAATATCAAACTCATAAGGAGAAACAATGCCAACTAAACTAATAATCAACTGTGAAACAGGAGAGCAAACTGAGGTGGAATTAACTGCCGAAGAAATTGCTCAAAGAGAAGCAGACGCTAAGGCGTACGAAGCAGAGCAAAAGGCTAAAGAGGCTGAGGCTGCTGCTAAGGCAGAAGCGAAAGCGGAACTATTGGCTAAGTTAGGCATCACCGCCGAGGAAGCCGCTTTACTACTTTCCTAATGAAACCATGGTTGTCAAAAGCGGCGGTTCAATTAAGAGAACAAATTGACGACGCCTTCGCTGATCGTTCGCGTAAATCTGATGGGTGGATTGCTGATCTTTTGCATCAATCAAGAGGTAAAAGCGATCACATACCCGACGCCAAAACAGGCGTGGTTCGTGCAATCGACGTTGACGCTCGCCTTTCTGACGACAAAAGAACTTCAGCATATTTGGCAGATCAGTTACGACAATATGCTAAACGTTACGGACGTATTCATTATGTAATTCATTTAGGGATGATTGCTTCGCCAATACTTAACTATAAGTGGCGGCGCTATAAAGGCTACAACGCGCACAATCACCATATCCATATTAGTTTTAGAAAAGATCAAGATAACAATTCAGAGTTTTTTAACATACCACTACTAGGGGGCAAGAATGAATAGCAAGTTATTAGCAGCAATTAACTCATACGGACGTAGCGCGTTTGTTTGTCTGGCAACTGTTTACGTCACTAACCCAAATGGTTCATTTGATGACATTTGGAAAGCCTTTATAGTGGCTTTTGCAGCACCTATCCTTCGAGCATTAAATCCTGACGATTCAGCATTTGGTTTAGGTAGCAAAGAGTAATGACAGCCCTTGAGTGGGCTGGCTTTGCTGCTGGAATTACCACCACATTAATTGGATTACTAGCCGGTTTACGCTGGCTAGTTAAAGGTTGGCTAAATGAACTTAGACCAAATGGCGGAGATAGTCTAAAAGACCAAGTGACACGCCTTGAACAAAGACTAGATGAACTCTTTATTGTCATCAGTAGGAAGTAGAATTTATTCATGGCAAACACAAAGAAACGCAAAAAGGTTAACCGGAGAGTTGTAAGAAAGTCTCCAGAACCTTTATCAAAGTTGGACGTTTATTTCATTACAAAACATGAAATATACAAAGCAGCCAAGAAGGCTGGGTTCAGCAATGAGTTGGCGTGGTTCTTCATGCAAGAACCTTCAGCGTTACCAGACTGGGTAGCGAATGATAAGCCTGATGCCATAATCCCAGTTATCCCAACACCTGATGAGGACGACGATTAAGCGAATTGTTTTAATTTCAGACACGCAAATTCCTTACCATGACCCAATCGCAATTAGAAACCTTATACGCTTTATTGCTAAATGGAAGCCGCACCAAGTCGCAACAGTCGGAGATGAAATTGACCTTCCTCAATTGTCCAAATGGGAACGAGGCTTGGCAGGGGAATTCGCTGGGACACTTGACCGAGATCGCCAAATTACTAAGCAAATCCTTTACGACTTACAAGTAACAGATATGGTCAGGTCA